CCGTCTGGTGTTCTCGGCCTGACGGAGAACTCACTGCTGATGAATCTGCTGAACCAGTTACAGGACGACGGGCACGACGTATCGGGCGCGGCGGCGGAGTTGACCACCATGTTCTGCTACATCGTCGGTGTGAACAAATGCCTGCGTGATATCCAGACGCACGCGGAGTACATCAACGACAAAGCAGGGTTCTTCTGACGGGCGGTGGCATTCGTTAAAACAAGGCCGCTTTTGCGGCCTGTGACATGTCACGACTTATAAAGATGACTGATATTTTACAACTCTGTTCATGGCATCTTTTTTCACCGAGCTGATATCAGTTCTTATTTTGGCTTCGTCATTACTGTTTATCATGCTATTAACTTTTTGCACTGACATGCCGTTTCTTTCAGCCATTGCACATACAGCAGCATCGTATGAAGAACTCGCTGCGATGGATATCACCTTGTTACACTCAAACACAGCACCTTCAGCAATATCAGATGCCGATGATGCTGGCTTGGTATAAGTCTTGACGTAGTGATCAATACAACTATCCTTCGCCGTCTTGGCAAGAGAAAAATCCATTTTAACTTTGTCGCAATATGCCTTATCAACACCGTCATAAACATCATAGGATGTCGAGCAAGCGGATATCAAAAATACCGATAACAGCAATAATTCCTTCATTGTTGTTCCTTATTGCGGAGTGACATCCTGAGGTCGCCACCAGTATGTCTGGTTAAACTCTTTCTTCGAACGTTGCTCCATTTTACGCAAATAGCCTGGTGAAAAATACTCCTGCATCTGGTTAAAGATCATATGATCGAGAGCCGCCTTCAAGTACCAGAGATTCGCACCTGGCATCAGCCCCTTCCCCAGCTTAACCAGATCACCACCAGTCTGCTCACTCTTCCCTTCCACAGCATTTAGCGGTATGCCCTGAGCTATCTTCACTACGTCATCAACCAGACCAGCTACCGGGCCAAGCATCGACGCCAGCGCGCCGCTCCCGTACCTAGTGTGGTCAGAGAAAAGAAAATCACCGTACAACCCAGCCCCGCCACCTTTTAAAAATGCATTTATCCAGAATTTAACCATGTGGTCACCGGTCATTTCCTTTGGATTTCTCCCATTAATAAGATCAGTAATCTGCATGGAAAGAGCACCAAGCATGGTTGTGCTTGCTAAAAACGTTGCTATATATGCTGCACGCCCACCAGCAGACGGCATACCCATAGCGCGTGACCAGTGACGCATAACAACCGAGATAGGGAACGATTTAAACAGGAAAACACTTCTCGTTAATTCACCTTTCCATGTTCCACGCTGAAGACCAGACCCTACGAACATCTGCTCACGTGCGCCCGGTGTAATAACAGCCATATCAACTTCTTCAGTTACGGCACCGAGCAGTTTACGCATTGCCTCAAATTTCACGCGTTCAGGCTCACCAAGATGTTTAACTGCTGAATCAGGGATACGCATAATGCTTTCCGGTGTCAGCATCGTATTATTACCGTTCCCCCAGTCCTCCTGTTGCGCCAGCTTCCATACGCTCCAGTCTGTGTCAGTAATCCCTTTACTTTTCAGGATACGAAAATCAGAGTCATCGAGGCTACGAAGGTCTGGTGTCCGTGACACTACTTCTCCCAGGCTTCCCATCATGGTTACGCCATAGGCGCGCTTGTGCGCATCTGACCATGCTGTAAGCCCACTGGCACGCATTACCGCCGTTGCCGCCCAACGAGACACAGACGGCCCCATATTATCCATCGCCCAGCGGTTAACGCTGCCAAGTAGAGATTCCATCGCCAGGCCAGCGCGGCGCGCCCGCGCAAGCTCAGTACGGTTCGTTGGGTCCATAGCTTCAAGCTGGTTGCGAAATAACTGGTTCATTGGAAGGTTGGTAACCTTCGCAGACAGATACATGGTTCCAAGATCAGAGAACGATGACAGCAACGCGGATCCGAGTCTGCTGGCAACCAGCCAGTTGCGGATATTGTCAGACCATCGCGCGATGTGCGGATTCGCTACAGGCTGTGTTTTTCCGGAAATAAAGTTGTACAAGTTCTCTGTTTTGTTCGCCAGACGCTCGACGCTACCGGTTTTACTCGGGTTAGCTGTTGCCGTTTCTGCCTTAACCTGATCAAGAAGGGAGCGGAAAACATGATCGGGGTTTGGACCATATGTTTCCACCAGAGCAATATCTTTACTGATACCTTCCAAGTGACCGACCATGATTTCCCATAGAGAGCGATCACCATAAAGTTGTTGATATTGGAGATAGGAATCTGCATCTTTGAAATGTATCTGTCGTGATGCATTACCACGGTTAGCACGTGCGCCGGAAATTCGCATTCCGGTATCAGTAAGCTTATTCAGCCCACCAGTAGCGATCGTGTTATAAGCCTCTCCAAGAAATGCAGACAACTCGGCATCGTTCATCAGTTGTCCATCGGCTCGGGTATAATATTTGCGATCCAGCTTACCTATAACATCGCCAACCCACTTATCCTTTGATACCGCCCCAACCTTTTCCATAGAATGATGTTGAGGGATCCCCCAGTTTTCGAGATAGCCAATGTCCCCACCAGCATCATTAAACCGGCGGCGCAGCAGCTCTGTAACTTCTCTCCACGCCTTAGCACCTTTTCTTGCTTTAGCATTGCCAGTATTTTGCCCCCGCATTTCATATACCAGGTCACGTACGCCCGCTTCATCTTCAAACAGACCAAAAAAGCGAGGATCAACTGCTTCGAATGCCTCCTGCAATTGACTCAATGCATAATCACGGGTGGCTTTTGTTCTGGATTCAACAGAGAGGAAATTAGATTTACCGTCTGCATTAAAAGCTATAGTACGGTTAAGAGCTCCAAGTTTCCCATCAGCCCCTTGATAGCTATTGATAAATTTATCCAATCTCTGACGCGCGGCTATAGTGAGAGCCACACGACGTTTCTTTAATGCCGCTTCTCGCTGTAATTCTTCAGATGCCAATTGTGCTGCTCGATATAGCCGCTCTGATTCGGAAAGTTGTCTCCACGACATCGGGTCATCACGAGCAATGGAGCGCATATTTCGATAAATGCGGTCTTCAATGTTCTGTATTTCTCGCGCCGTTAACGTGCGCTGCGCCGCCTGCTGGACCGCTTGTATACATTCCTGTCTCATTTAATTTAACCTCTCAAGAAACACGCCACAGCGACATCAAACAGGCTGGAATCCTGTATTGCCTGCTCACTTTCCCTGTTCGCTTCATCCAGTACTTCACGCGCGCTGCGCGATTGTGGATTACCATCATCATCCAGCACGGTGATTATCATGTCCGGATATTCAAGCAGCGAGTCTTCAGCTATACGCAGATCAATATCTCCTGCCGGATCTGCCATCATTTTTTGTTCTGTCTGTTGCAATATCTTACCGGGCTCAAAAGGAGCTACTTCGTCTGGCGTCCTGACCTCTGCTGTTTTATAGAATGAAACAGCCTGAGCATTAAGTTCACTTTCTGCCTGCTGTCTCCGAGCCAGTTCTGCTCGAGCTTCAAAAAACTGACCGCCAGGCTCATGCGGTGCCAACGCGTTACGGGAAAATTCCAGGCGTTCTTGTGCCTGCCGGATTCGTTGGTCAATATCCCGAAGTCTGGCCTGTTTATCTGATCGAGCACGAGACAAAGCTTTACCGCTACCGGTTGGCTCTTCTGCAAGAATTTGTGCGCGCTGTTCAGTGAGATTTTCAATAATTCGTTGGCTATTAGCGATTTCAGACTGGTAAACCTGTCTATCGCCACGAGGCAAAAGCTGCGCAGCCTGTTCTTCAAGCAACCGATTTTCGATAGCGCGCGCCGTTACTCCATCATCTACAGATGACAGAGCCTCATTAACTGCCTGAGACAGCAGATTCTTGCGCCCAGGAATTTCACTGAAAGATGCAGACTCAACAATGCTGGCTACGTCTACAGGTCTCCCCTGGCTAACATCAGACATGGCTTTTCGCAGAGCCTGAATGTGAGAATTACGCGAAAGCACGTTGATCGGCACGCCGGGAGCAATATCAATTTCAGCATGATGAGCGGCATTCGCCGCCAGTGCAGCATCGACATCAACTGGTGAAAAATTGGGGGTGCTTGTAGCCTCACCGCGAGAGTTAATAAATCTGCCGACACCACCAAACGCCACCCCAAGAACAGCATCAATAGCAATTGCCTGTCGATCCAACACATCATACTGGTTAGCCATTTCGCTATAGCCACCATCACGAAGCGTTTTTGCAGTAAGCCCACGCTGTGCCATACCGAACGCAATATTTGTACCTGCGGCATAGGCAATATCTGGCGTTGCACGTACTGCTGTTGCTGCGGCGCGTCGCACTGAACTTTCACCCGTCCGCGCAAGCTGAGCCGCCACACCTTCCGCCAGCGCACCACCAGCACGTAACCCGAGGCTCATAGGGATCAGTGTTCCGGCACCAGCAGTAATACCCTGCACTAATCCCGCTTCCTGCGCCGTCCTGAAATCAACACCCTGTGCTGTCAGCCGTTCAAACTCAGAAAAACCCTGTAGCGAAGTTACCGCCGCAGCACCTCCGACCGGACCACCGAGCGTTGTACCGATAACAGCCTGCCCGCCCATATCGAACAACCCATAAAGAACCTGCCCGGCGGTTCCGGTTGTCGCGGCATCAGGCGTCAGCCGCTTAACCTGCTGCTCTGCTAGTTTTCTCTGCTCGGCAATGTATGAAACTGAAGTGTCATTGAGCGAGGTGTTTTCGTTAACAAACTGAGCAATCGGGGATACGATTTTATCCATCCCTGCCCAGAGCAACTGATCTGGCTTTGCCACCAGCCCGGAGTACAAACCAGACAATGCCGCTCCTACAGCATTGTCGAAAAAACCAACATCGCTGTTAAAGCCAACTGGATTTGATGCTGCTTCGTCAAGCTGCTGATTCTGGTTTACTGGATTAAGGCCAAAGTAACTCATTGCGGAATATCTCCGGAGAATCTCTGACGCTTCTGTGTCAGATCAAGAACAACGGGAGAACCATCATCTTTTAGCAGATAACCAGTACCAAGTTTCACCAGGTACTGACTATCGCCGTAACTTTGCAAACCATACTGACCAGGCGGTGTTTTTATCCCTGTGCCAACAACTTGTTCATTCCAAGCCTGATTAACCTGCTTATCGAATTGCTCTGCAGACATTCCCCACGGCAAAAGAACATTCCCCATTCCGTTATAGTCATGCACGCCACCTGTAGCTACGTTAACAGCCTGTTTCCAGATATCATTGTCAATTTCGCCTGATACCACGCCTTTTTTCGCCATCACACCAGCGTAATAGTCCTTTGCGATCTCGTATGCCATTGATGCCCCATGAGCATCACCAGCAAATGCATCCTTCACCATGTCAGAAAACTCAAGGCGAAGATCAGCATCTTTAGGCATCGGAATACCTTTCGCGTCATCAGTACCTTTACGAGCCGCCGCGCCAGCAAGAATTGTCTGCGCAGCGGTTTCTGGAGACACGGAAACATCCGGATTAAACCAGTTTTTTTCTGCCAAAATACCACCTGGCTTATCCATCAGTATCCCGGCAACGGCAGCAGATGGAGCGTTGGCACTGATCTGCTGTAGTGCTGACATATACACCTGCCCACCACCAGTGTTCTGCCTGATGGTATCGAGATATGCTGCCTGTTGGGAAACGGGCGCATCACGAAAGAAAACACCGATCTGATTGGCCTCGTCTTTGGAAAAGAACGTCAGTGGAGTGCCATATGACTTAGCAAGGTCACTGACCTGAGCAGCACGCAAGGCAACGCTCTGTCCAAAGTTATCCTTATTGCTCATGTCGATAGGCTTTGCCTGTCCGGCGGCAAGAGAGAACTGTACAGGATCAGCCTGTCGCTGCTTTATCACCTGACTTGCAGCCGACACAACGTTGTCATAAAGAGCGGCTCGTGCCGCATAACCCTCCCCTGTCTCACCAGTATCCGGGCGTAATTGCTCAACATATGCTGTAATGCTGCTTGTCGGCATGTTGCGGAAAGAGCCTATATACTGTCCGGCGATTTGCGTATTTCTGAACTCGGTATATCGCAGGTTTCCTTCTCTTACTCCATAAGCTGCAATAAAATCAGCCTCACCAGGTGGGTTAGGAAATTCAACGCCACGCATATACGCAGCTGTCGCATCGCGAACCTGGCTGTCAATCATCGTTTTATATTCAGCCTGCTGCTGCCGACGCAGTTGATCCGCCTGTCGCATAAAACTTGCCTGCGCCTCAGGAGATGCCGCATCGAATGCTGCATTACCGGTATAGCGTTTGGTGTTGGTTGGAATTGTTGATAAACCAAGTGCTGCACTGACACCAGCAGTTAACTGCTGATCACTGTATGGCTGGCTACCGTTCTCATGATGGATAATGGCTGCACAAAGCGCCTTCAGGGTATCAGGATTAGATGCATCGAGAGGCTCATCAGCAGAAACGCCAAGTTGTTCGCACACTGCTTTGATATACGACATAGTGTCATTTTTATCAGCAGGCGGTGCCCAGCGATTAATTATCTCGCTGACGGTATCAATACCCTGCCTCTGATACGACATCAGGTTCCGCCCTAATGCACGAATCCCGTGTTCAGGTGTTTCGAATTTAGCAAATCGACCATCATCACCGGTCTGGCCTACCCACGGATTAGTTTTGCTGTATTCGAGATTTCCTGGGTTATTGTTGCGTATGCCACGGGCACGCTCGGAAGAGTCACTATCTGCTACAGCACGGCGAGCTCCAGCAGCAGTATCACTTAACTCGCCATTACTTTGGATGAATGCGGTCGCATTGTTTGCCGACCACTGGGACAATGCAGCATCAGCAACCTTCTCTTTAAACTCGATTTTCTTGGCCTGGATTTGCTCGTTGCTCCAGCCATGTGCAACACCGTACTCCTCAATTTGCTGGAAAGTTTGCTTGTTAGCCAATACGTATGCGGCGTTGTCGCCATACAATGCTGCGGCATTTTTACCATTGTTCAGCAGTGTCGCCTGAAACTGGCCTTCTTCGTAGGCATTAATTTGCCCTATCTCGTGTCGCCCGGCCTGCGTAGTGAACTGAATGCGCTGCTGCTGCGCCTGCTGCATGAAAGCATTACGAGCCTGTTCATCCGGCAGCGACATAGCCAGTTGTTCGACCTGAGCATCAAACTGCTGCGTATACTCATGGCCTTTTCCAATAGCATTTTTCCCTTTCAGGTTAAGCAATCCTGTTTCAGGATTATTCAGCAGATCGCTGCTTATCTGACTGAGGTTAAGAGATGCCTCCTGAGCCAGAGCGATATTGGCACGCTGTTTTGCCTGCCCCAAAACATCAATTGCCTCTGTCCCTGCCCGAACAAAAGCATCACCAATACCTTGCTGAGAAAACGTCTGCAAGCCTGCTGACTGAACTCCACGACTCTCAACCTGACGTCCGGATACTGTTGGTACGACTGGCATTATAATCCTCCGGGTAATCTGGTTCCTGCTGCTGCCCCGATTGGCGCAGGAGTGCTTTGAGTAAACGGACTCCACGTCCCACCAAACATCTGGTACGCACCGTATGCCTTCAGAGGCGCAGTGAGCAATGTTGTTGCTGCTCCCACATTCCCCTGTTTACGGGCTGAACTGGCTTCTGCTTTATAGTTGGCAGCCTGAACCTGATAACCGTAAGCCTCGCGTTGCGCGTTATTCACCGTCGTCAGCGAATCAAGAGCGCCAAACTGGGCAGTGTCGCCAAATATATCCAGCGCGTTACCTGTAGATAAATCAGCGCCGGTAGCCCCCATTGTCGCCGCCTGTGTACCAAGCCGCTGTCGGGTCTCTCTGCGCCGTTGCTCAGCTTCAGCGTTACCTCTGTTTATTGCATCATTTGCCTGAGCTGTGGCTATATCTGCGTTCGCTTCTGCAACCTTCGAGGCATACTTTCCCTGTTGGTACTGGGTGTATGCCTGAATGCCACTCATGGCGAGCATTGCGCCACCAGCAATAACCGGATCGCACATTATTTTCTCTCCATGTGAAATCTGTGGAAATTAAGACCAAGAGCACCATAAGGCGCGGCTTCTTCAAGCCTGAATCCAAGCCAGTGCAGCCATGCTTTGGCAACATGGTTTCGCTCGTCGACATAGTTTTCCAGGCGCGGATAAACTGCCAGCATCTGCTGCAATACAGGGCGGCAGTGGCGAAGAAATGTCTTCTGATATTTTTCGATACGGCTGGTTCCGACCAGCCAGGGCGTACCATTGCCACCGATCATTGACGCCGGAGATACGCCAAACATGGTTACCAGTTCTCCGTTCGCAAATCCTGACCAGGCCATAGTCGCAGTACGCAGACCAACACGCAGCGCATCTTCGGTAGTCATCAGTGATACCGCATACAGTTCGTCAATATCAGCCTGACGAACATCCGGCAAAATCATCTGAAGATGCTCTTCGGTTGCGGGAATAATTTGAACATCGATCATCAGAATCCCCCAACAGTAAGGCGAGGAATAACGGCAAGAACAGACAGCGGCAACGGGTCAAGCTGACGGATTTTTACACGTCCGTTTTTGCCCCAGTTACTGTCCAGTTTCACTTCTACTTTTCCGGTAGCATCATCAACAGGATCATCGTAGAACTCGAATTCACGCTGTGGATATTCGTACCATTTACCGCCGGGCGTAGTCGCCCAGATGCCGCGACTGGCATTCACAACCAGAGTAACGGACGGGATCACCTGTTTTTTGTCCAGCAGCGTTTCCTGTCCGTTAATGTTGATATCCAGTGTTTCGAATTCAGCAGTTATTGGCAGGCCGATGTGCACTACAGCACCCGGAGATTCCAGCGTGACGGCACCTCCGGAAACCACTTTCTGTGGTTCCACGTTCGCATCAGAGAGAATGTTTACGGTCTGGCCTTCAAGATGAGACAGACCTCCAAATGTCCGGCGCGCCATCTGCCAGTTTGTGGTAGCCACATTCCTGAGGGATGGTGGGACGTTCCTGTTAGGACGAACCACTACAGCGGTATTGCTGGTTACAGAAATAATGTCGCAACGTAATTCTTTTGACACTTCATCGCCAGTATCAGGATCAGTTCCGGTATAAGGGAACTGTAGTTGCGCGCCGACATCACTACTGGTGAAGTACGCACCACCAGAAACACTGATTGTATATTCCGCACGGTAATCCCATTCACCAGAACCACCAGTGATGGTCATCGTTCTGTCAGACGTATTTCTTCCATCATAGCTAAGGCCAGAATCAACAAAGAAAGCATCTTCATCGCTGGTAAATAAACGGCTGGACAGCCGCTCGATGTATCTCACTGTTTGCCCGTTAACGGTTCGGTTAACGACGAAATACACCGCATCTTCATTACCTTCGCTGATACTGCATGTGCTTTCATATTTTCCGGTACTGGATTGTGGTGCCCATGCAAAAACCTGCTGATCACGCAAATAGGTCATCACCAGTAATTTACCGTCATCACGAATGCAGAAGGCACTGGAGTAAGGGACAATCGAGAAGCACCAGTCAACAATGCTGTGCTTCTGAAAAAGATGATTGGCAAGGATGGTCAGGTCGTTCCCCTGATAGCCGTCAACATCGAATGAGTAGGCCAGATCACGGACAACACTGCCTTTCTCCTGGACGAACAGAGCAATATTCGCCACGGCAATTGGTGGGACATTGCTCGAGCCATTTGATCCCTGAGAGCTGAATGCAAATGATGATGGGGTTAACACTTTGTTCTGGTCGCCGGTGATGACGTACTCACCTCCGGAAGTCAGCGCCACCAGCGAACCAACATCAATCAGGTGGCGGATCTCATTAACCTGACGCCCGGCATAGGTGTAGATAATTCTGTCGTCATCCTGCGTAGGATTGCTTTTGCCAAAATCCTTATAATCCCCAGTACGGCTGGCCCAGATAGTCTGAGGGAACGCAGTCGATGCGGCGAAGTAAAGACGTTGTTGATAATAAACAACAGTGCCAGGATAACCATTAACACTGTTCCAGGCATATTTAGCCCATTTATAGCTGGCATTATCCTCGCCAACGACCTGCGAAGGAATATAGGAAATCACCTCAGCAGTTGCAGTAGTGCCATTTGCAGCAGTGATACGGGCAATGCCAAAACCACTGTGCAGATACTCCCACTCAATGCCAGTATCATCATCACCGGATCCGCCCCAGCCATCCCATGATGTGCCTTCTGTATGCGAAGGGCGCAAAGTACCTGTTTTGCCTGCTGTAACGGCGCGATAGTAGTTACTGTCTGCACGGCGAATATCGCCAATCGACGTACTCTTACTGGTTTCCCATACCGGCACAGAATCCACTGCAGGCTGTTCCAGATAGAACAATTTGCCTACCTGCTCCGCGCCAAAAATAGAGGCGCTTGCCGTTAACGTAATTGTCCCGGTGCTGGCGCTGGCATAAACCGTCACTGACTCGTCAATATTGATATCTTCAAATGGCCCGTTCTTCGTTACCACATCAACCAGTTGCCAGTTGTCATGCGCATAGCGACGCAACTCTTTTGGCGGGTATGCCGGATGAACCAGCGTAAGCACGTCTGCGCTTTGCGTGAATTTAATTCGGAACAGATCGGCTTCAGTATATGGCGTGGCAATTTCATAAATAACATTGCTGCTGTTCAGCACCAACGCGCCATCTTTGATAACGCGCATGTACTGGTGTCCGAACTCCAGAGCATAAGTCTGAACCGTCGAGAACTGGAACGGGATCAGGCGGCATTTCCGATTTGGGTATTTGGCGGCACCGACAAAACGCGTACCAGGTCGATTCTCAACGCCGCCATACTGCCGCACGATAAAGTTATCGCACTTGCGCAATGCCACCTGGTACTTCGCCATGTCGATACGCCCGTACAACGACGGTCCAATCTCACCACCAGCAAAGCTTGGCTGGATCCAACTGATAGCCATCAGGACAACCTCGCAATGGTAAACTCGTCAACCGGTGGCTGTGGTTCCTGTGATTCATTCTGGCTATGCGAGCCAGCACTAAGAATCACGCGATTGTACATATTGAGGGCAAACGTACCGAGGTCTGCATTCCCAGTCAGCGCCATGTTAATAGCTGCCGCAAGACGCCAAGCCAACGCCTCCATAAAAATGGCATCAAACATGTTCACATCTGTAACGCGAGAGACATACTTGAGCCATGCCTGAGGCTGATCTGTGTAGATCAACTTTCCTGTTCCGTTGGTGTCTGCACCAACTTCGTACTGAACGCGCATTGATGCTGTTGGATTGCGTACACCAGGAAGCATAATTTCAGTAATGCGCAGACAATCTGACGGGTACTGGTACGCATATTCCCAGTCAGGCGGTGGATTGCTCGTATCTGCAAGCGCCACGCGTTTGGTAGCAAAGTTCCAGTCAAAATCAGAAAGCACAGCATCACGGCAGGCCTCAAAGTGCAGCGAACATTCCCCCGCTTCCTTGCTGGCTTCCGTCAGGCTGTTAATGCTGCGGCTGTTGCCAATATTGGACAGCGCACGATTACAGATCTCTACTACAGAGGCCATCACTCACCTCCGTTACCGTACAGAGTTTCAGCCGCTGATTTTTCTACATCCCCGGAAACAGGAGCGATCGCCATATCAGTGATCTGCAGATCGGCGCTGCGATTAACGCCATCGTCAGTTTCTCTGGCAGACAGGCCTCGAATAACAGCCTTTGCAGTTATCATCACTTCTGTTCCGACGCCCTTAGGTTGCGCCTTCAGCTTATTCAATGTGTCGTTATTCAGCGTGATGCACAGCCCCCACGGGTATTCATCGCGAGTTCTGGTTTCTCCGCTCTCATCCTGGTAGCTGTCAGTGCCGGTTTTGAGGTTTACGAGTTCCATATACACTCCTGCAATAAAGGGGCCGAAGCCCCTTGTCTGATCCGCGAGGCTTACACGCCCAGTTCTTTACGCTTATCTGCGATCTTCTCGCGGAGCGTTTCGGCTTTGGCGTTATGGTGTGGCTTCTCGTTAAAGAGCAATTCGTACTCTTCACGGAGCTTATCCAGTTCACCATCATCTGACACATCGTTGATGATTTTGGTGCTGATTGCTGCCATTGACACCTTTCCTGCAACTTTTGCTTTTGCCTGTCTGGCTGCATCGTTAACAGGTTCCAGTGCGCTACCAGGCTCACCTTCGTATTCGATTTCTGCCCCCTCCGGCCACAGAGTGTTATGGATATGAGAGAGGCGCAGAACGCGGTATCTTGGTTTCTCACCTGACATCGATATCACCTTAACCAGTTACTTTTGAGCGGATCGGATACGGCGTATTGGCATCAACATCAAGACTGATACCAGCAGTGAATTCGCCAGCCGTTAGTGGGCCAGTTGCGACGGAGTAGTTAACACGCAGATATCGCTGAACACCGGCAGGCACCTTTGCAGAAACAACTCGTTTACCTGCTGTCAGGGCGGTCTTTGCCAGTGCGCCACTATCATAAATAGTGGTCCATGAGCTGTTATTCTCACTCGTCTGCAACTGGATGTTTACAGTTGCATCACCGCTTGCCGTGGCGGCTGTGTTAACCAGCACCCAAAACTCAAGCGGGTAACCCACGCCGATATCACGACGTTTTCCGTCAATTGGACCGAGATCGATTACGTCAGTAGAAGCCGCGGTATCAGTTACCGCCTGTGCTTCGGAGAACATCAACAGTTTGTCGGTGATCATCTTCTTTCTCCATTAGTGGGTCTGTTACGACCCACAGGTTAATAACAGGCGTTACACCACGCGGGCTTCTGTTTCCAGAAGCGCATCAGTTTCACGGATTGGTACACCACGGAATGACGTCCACCACTCGCCTTCAGTCTCTTTTACGCTAATCGCCAGAGATGTTTTCTCCAGAGACTGCAAATCAAGAGCCTGGCCTACAGTGCGGTTCATGTAGAACACCGGGCGCCCCATGCCACGGTTTGGAATGCGATGCAGTGCTTTAACCATCAACTTCGCAATATTTGCGGCAGAGGAAGGTTCTGAAAGATTGCTGACATCGATGTTTGCAATGCGAACAACATAACGCCAGTCACGCAGAGCAAGTCCGTTGTCCCATTTGTAATGGGTGCGATAACCTTCGTACTTGCCGCCATTAGCATCTTCCAGTGTCACCTGGCCTTTATCTTCCATCTGGATGCCAGCCTTCTGCCCTTTCGGGAAGATGCCATGCACGGTGTTTTCGCCCCACACCACTAACCAGATTGAGGTGTTATCTGTACCCGTGCCACCAGCATCAATGATGTTCTGAGCATTACCCGCAGACAGGCTGGAATAGCGGGAGGACAGTCCCATAAACTGCTGAGGGTTAACGCTGGAATCACCATAAAACAGCGTCTGCGCCATCTGCTGATTCATCGCTTCAATAAATGCGCGGTCTTCAGACAGGCGGAATTCAGCGGTATTGCCGTTCAGATCAGCCAGTGACTTATCGACTTCAGCATAGGTTTCCAGCATGCCAACGGAATCGGTTACCTGCACTGTGGTTGATTTGCTTGGCTGTACGCCATAGTTCAGCAAACGCCAGGTAGCTGAAGGTAAACCAGAACGAATGGTGGTTCGGTGTCCGGTAGGAAGGTTCCCTTCGACAAAAGGCATATCCTGAAGGATCGGGTTAGTTTGACCGAGAAGCTCGATAATCTTATCGACTTTCCCGTTTGGATCGACGCGCTTACCCCAGTCAGCCAGCGTTAGCGCAGTTAAGCCTTTAACAGCCATTGTCATTTCCTCTCTTATTTGCCATAGAGCACTTCGGCCGCACTACGCTGGCCTTCATTACCACCGGTGACCATGCCATCTTCAGACATCGCCTTTCCGATTTTCACGAACGTTTTGACCAGATCAGGGTGATTACCCAGTCCGGTGGTGTTCAGATATTCTTTGAGCTCGGGTGTCCCGAACTGGTCAAGCGCACGCTGTGCGGCGCTAAGGTTAGAAATCAACTTGTCGCCACCGATTTCTTTGTCAGCTTTTACATCCGCAGCCCACTGCTCGGTTGTTTTCTGCCAGGCTTCTGCCTGGCGCTGCTGAACACCTGCCAGAATCTTCGGATAAGCATCAACCAGCTTTTGCGCTTGTTCGTTGGTCAGGTTAAGTTCTCGCGCCACCGGCTCGAATTCCTTCAACGCTTCTGTATCCAGCTCTACGCCTTCGGCAGCCTGAAACTCGTACTTCTCAGGCGCCCCCTCTGGTTTATCGCCGTCCTTTTTTTCATCCTGCTTATCGTTTTCAGGCTTTTTGTCATCAGCAGGTTTATCGCCATCAGCAACAGGTTGTGGCTTATCACCTTCCTGTTGTGATGGATCACCAACTGGAGCAGGGTTATCACCTGCAGGCGCTGACGGTTCTGACGCAGCCGGAGCTGCTCCACCATCGACTGGTTGCTCATTGCAAAGACGGCGATACAGCAAACGCTCAAATAAATTCATGATCACTCCTGTTCACTGGCCTCTTTGGCCATCTTCAAATACTGTTCAGGGCAATGCGCCATAACGCGCTGAAACAGTTCCAGCGCCAGATTGCGTTGCCCCTCATTAAATGCCATTGCCATAGCGTCCATCGGTGAGATAGCGGAAAACACACGGCCTTTCTCCAGCACCGACCAGACAACGCGACGCCCCTGTTCACTGCTCATGACAAAGCGAATGTCATCAATTTCACGCTGCGCCATGTCACGTTGCTTACGGGCGTTTTCTTCTTTCAGTTGATCGTCTTCGTAATCTGTCATTGTGATTGCCCACCCTGACCACTAACTGCATTCGCCATAGCTGACAAAACACTCGGATCCGAAGTTTTAGCTTCGCTTAGCGTCTTGGCACCCTGTGCCGCCGCCATCCCCATCGCCATCATTTGTTGCTGCTGTTGCTGCTGTGCCCGTTGCTGGCGAGCCTGCTCAACCTGTTCCTGCGGAACAATGACAGTTGGAGACACTCCAGACATATCAGCGAATGCATCGATCGCCTGATCAACGTTGAGTTTGTCGAGAGCTTCTGGTTTCGCTTGCGCAAGTTGACCAATGAAGTTAACCGTGGACGCCAGACTGGACAGGCCGATAGACTTCTGCGCCTGAGCCATGACGGAAATGTATTCGACCTTCAGGGGCATGCCTTCCATCGCGTCAGGCGGTGGCGGCAGCATGTTTTTACGCACCATCATCGAGAAAGCGCGGTCAATGAGAGGATTAAGACATTCGTCGTTCAGACGCTCCAGAACCGGCCCCAACATCAGAAGTTTTTCTTCTTTCATTTCGATCACCGCTTCAACAGGCATAGAGCGGGTATTGATGTTCTGCAACATCATGAACAGATCGACAAAGTAGGCGCTGTTAATGATTTGACGAGTGTCCTGAATGTCTGCCACCAAATCTGCTGTACTGGGGTTAACCAGATAAGCAGGCCTGAAGCCATCCTGACCAGTAATCTGATCGATATACGTGATGTCGCCAGGAAGAAGGGAGGCGCGCTGATTCTTGAGGGAAGTCGGAGCAACCATCGGCGGATTGGTGGCTTTATCAATCAACTGCGACTTGCGCTTCTGGAGAAGCTGCAATGCCTTAACAGGTCCAAGCGCCAGCATACCCGGGCATGATGATCCATAAACATCTTCGCCGTTAACTTCCCAGCGCGGAGCCATAATTGGAAACTCATCGAATCCGGACTCACGCAACAACTTGTCGTTATCGCCACCAACCTCGTAATAAACCGATTTGAATGGCTTGTTCTTGCTATCCAGCTTCGATGTATCGCGGTCAATGTTCGGGTAAACCGAATGCATCACTTCAATCCACTTCTCGTAGGTGCCGCTTTCCCACATGCTTTTTACGGATTCGCTGACGTTATTTAGCCCGAACTCCTGAACAAGCTGACGAACAGTCATAGAGAACTTGCGAAAACAGGTGTCCACACTGCCACGAGGTGAGTTAGCCAGGTAGTAACTGCCTATCGGGAATGGCATTGTGCGAATGATGTCCTCGTCATCCTCCAGCACCGCCATTGCACCAGTGCTGTATGTGCCGAGGCTTCCGTATAACTGCGGCAGCGACTGATAGAGATTCGACTTATTGAACATATCGTTCATGCGGTTCTGCACCGCCTCAAGCCACAACTTAACAGGGCCATAATCCATCATTTCAGGATCTGGCGTAGCCAGGCGAAACCACGGACGCGCGGGGCTTGTGATGCCTGACATCATGCCGCTGGCGAGAGTGCGCGCCGCCATAGTCCCGGTCGAATCAATAATGCGTGTATTGCGTCGATCGTTACGGTTGACCTCAGAAGTCAGAAAGCGGGAACCACGCGGGTTGATGTAATCACTCAACTCGCGCCAGTGCGGCTCAAACGACTGACGCTCGCTTTCAAGTTGTGCGAACTGTTTGTTCAATCGCTCTTTAGTTGTTTCCGCCATTTCAATGACTCCGGTTACTGACCAAGCAGCGTTTTACCGCTGGTATTAGCGGTTGATGTGTCGCCCTGAGAACCGGTAAGCAGCGTAGAACTACGACCAGCAGCAGCGCGACGGCGACGTGTTTCTTCGTCGCGGGCATCAACAACGGCGGCATCCTGCTCCTGTGGTGCTGCCTGAACTTCTGGTGTTGCAGGCACTGATGGTGAGCTACCCATGCACATATCAATGACTCCGTACGCAATTAAATTATTACCAATTTAACCACATATGATTTATTTATCGTAGAAGGTTGACATTTAACGCGTGAATTATTACCTTTCGGGTAACTAAAGAGCTCATTCCGGTTACTAACCTGACTGGCTTGTCGTTAAATTGAACAGGTGGAGTGAGCTTTTATTTTGAGCAGTACGGCGTATGGCACATGCGACGATAGCGGTCTGGATACGTTTAAGGGGCACCCTCCCTTGCTCGGGCAAACGAACCAGGTAGCCGGAATGTGCAAGTCGAGCGGTTTTATTCCGCGCACGGGGATTCACCATCCCGGCGATTCGGTGTGACGCCTCGGAAGAGACGAGGGTACAACGATGAGAGCATTTATGGAGCCGCGACAAAGTGTGGCGCCTTAACAGGCTAAGTGCTCTCAGCGTTGTGGCATTAGCTCAGTTGGACAGAGCAACCGCCTTCTAAGCAGTTGGTCGCAGGTTCGAATCCTGCATGCCACGCCAGAATCACGCCTAAGGACCGTGATGCCAGAAGTTCCAGGTGCTTGGCGGTGATGGTTTCCCTTGAAGAACTATCACCGCCCTTTTTACAGCAGGACGCCATTGTGATGACTTCATGCTGTAAACCAGTACAGCCACGGAAGGCATAACTCATTGCTTCCAGTTCGCCAAGTTCGCCGGGCATTTTTTTAAGGTGAGATCATGAAGACAATTGATATGTTGGCTAAGTATCTAAATGAATGGCCATTAAAATATTCTCGTATCGTTCAGGCTGAAGACTGCATTTTTTATGGCGTTTTTGCTAATAATGAAATGCATTACGAAGTAATTCAGAGTGAGGGACTGGCCGGGTTAACTCTTAGCGAAGACCATGGTACTAGCGTTACGTTCCATGACTGGATAACAGCACAACGTTCTGAAATGGAAAAAGGCGATGTGTTTGATATTTCTCGCGCTGTTTACGCTAAAGCAAAAAGTGATAATGATTACATGAGCGAACACTTATACAACATGAAGTTACAATGCCTGCATGCGGCGCTTATTCAGAATGGGCACTTCGATAAAACAAGTGCCATCAATATTGCGGAAGCCATCAACGCTGGATTTAATGCCATTAAATAACACCGTGACATGTCACAAACAGCCAGCCGATGAGCTGGCTTTGTTTTATCCTCATCAGAGGATATCAACGACATTATCCCCACCAGCGGATTAAGCATAGGGATCGTAATCTGTGATGGCCTTGCCTTGCTGGTTCTGCTGCCCGGTAATTCGCAGACGCTTCGACACAGGGAAAGCAAACGTCAGCAGTAGCGCATCGCCTTTACCCGGCGAACGCCCAAGCCGCTCCTTGATATCTTCCTTCGGTTCGATAACGATTTTACCGTCCACGCGAACTTTGTACTCTGCCGCCGACAGGTCGTCTGCAGTTTCCTGGTCATCCAGCATGCCGCCGAGCCTCAGCCATGTCTTGCATGAATTGAACATCTCCCCACGCTTGTTGAGCATCTGCGGGTCAGTAGACGCGCCACCGAACGGAACAAGTTGCCATGTACGCCCCCAACCGTCACCGATTGACTTCAGACCGGTACCGTAACCGAAGTCGATGAACACCGCGTCAGCCTGGTACTGGTCTTCAAAGTCAGCGATACGCTTCGCCATAATCAGATCGTCGGTGGTCTTGTTACCAGTCCATAGCACCTTACTGTGCAGCCCCTGCCGCAGGTATATCACCGCGTCATCAACGCCTGAGTATGCCGGGTCAACGCCAATTATCACCGGAGCATGTGCAACCTGCGCAGCGGTGACCACCCGTTTCATTGCCTCGTCAGTAAGTCCGGTAGGGATAAACTGCAATTCAGATGCATCCGGGAATATGCCGCGCACACGGATTTTAACGAAGTCGCTGTCTTCCCCGTAGTCATCAACCCATTTCTGCAACTGCTGTTTGTTAGTGCCTTCCACCGTCCGGCTGTCAATCTGCGCAGTTTTCCAGCGGTGTTTATATTTGCGGAAACATTCGCGGAAACGTCCGGTATTACGCGTCGGGTTTCCGAACGCCACCCAGATAATCTCAGTGTCTTCGTCCGTTAGCGCACCCTCGGCAACTTCCCACACCAGATCCGCAATGTTCGACGCTTCATCGAATACCACGATGATGCGTTTGCGCTCGTTGTGTAGTCCGGCGAATGCCTCAGTGTTGTGCTCAGACCAGGGTATTGCGTCAGCCCGCCACCGCTTGTCGTGCCCTGGGTCATTGCTGTACATCGCGGTAGCAGTACAGGTAAACCAGTCTTTCGTGATAGCAAGGTTCGACCACTTGATAATTTCCGGCCAGGTCTTCGTTCGTAGCTGGTTGTCGGTGTTGGCGGTCACCACGACCTTACAATCCTCGCAAGTGGACATGCCCCAGTTGATCAGCATTGAGATGAATGCGGATTTACCAATACCGTGACCAGAAGCGCGTGCCAGCATAAGCGGCTGATAGCGCGTCTCTGGATTCTGCAGGTGATCACGTATCTCTCGGAACGCATCAGCCTGCCATTGACGTGGGCCGGTAGCATGTGCCAGTTCAGTCCCCTCTTCCCCCCACGGGAACGCATAGAGGGCATAGCCAAGCGGATCGTGAGTGAACCCTGCAATATCCTCGATTAACTGCTCTTCAGGAGATAACGCTGTATCTGTCACTGATTGCCATCCTGACGTTCTTTCAGTCTCTTCCTGGCTGCCGCTATGCGATCAGCAATTGTCACATTCACATTAACATCCAGGCGTTCTTTGAATGCGTTGACGTCGACGTGCTTACCAATCAGTTCGAGGTTCTTCACCTTGTCAGGCCATTTAATTTTTTTGAGGATTGTCTCTATCGAATCCTCGTTCATGTTCATGATGGTCGATGACAGATCAAAGCCGCTAAGCGTAGTGCGCCAGATTTTCGGCCACTCACGGATTGGCTTAAGGCTCCCATCGTCGTTGAGGATATCAATCACGTCCATCTGGTCGATTTCCACCAGGCGCAGCAGGACATAATCAGCACTGACGCGCAGGCGCTTGTTGCGCTCTTCCATCAGCTCGGCAATCCGTTTTTGAATGCGTTCATCGCGCATCATGACACTGGCTTTAACTGCCGCTGTATTTGGAGAGAATCCTGCGTTAATCGCTGCCTGAGTCTGGTTTTCAGGCGTTTTGATGTATGACTGGCAATAAGCCTCCTGCATTGCTGTTAGTGGCTTAAATTGCGTTGATTTGCGTTTATAGGTTTTAGGTTCAGCAGGCATCATAACCACCGTGGTAATAGTTACCGTTGTGGTAATAGTACCATGCAAAATAAAGCCGCCATAGTTGGCGGCAGTATTCAAAACACATCAAATTCATCATGCATAATCTACTCGTGACATGTCACACTATTAATTTCGTTTCATGCCAGCCTTTAGTCACCCAGCATTGCGAGTCACCATTACACGGGCATGAATTAACTGGAACTCTCTCGCCGCACTTACCGCAACGTTTTCTGCTGATCGATTTTATACGCCCGCGCACGCGTGCATCATCCTGGCGGATCAGTAACGCTATATACTCACCAAATTCGTAAGGCGCACGCCCTGGGCGACGCGTGGCACAGTTACGCTCCAGCATTTCAATTTCCTGAGCATCAAGCACAATCTCCAGCTTACGCACACCAGATGCAGCTTGTCTGGCTCTCTGAGCGGCTTTGCGCTCTGCTGCTGATTTAGCCATCAATATTTACCTTTATCGCGAACACCTTTACCGGTTTATCGCCGAAGTGGGGATGTGTGATTGTCTTGATTTCATATCCGTCATACGGGACGTCAATTCTGCGGCTGGAATCGTCGCGCTTCGGGTATCCCTTTGTGATAATCAGGCGGTCATACTTACGGTTAACGAGGCGCTTATTCCAGTAGTCATTACACAAGCGATACTCTTCCGTTTTCTCTCCACGAATCATGGCATCGAAGTATTCACCTTTGACGGCAAGTTGCAGGTTAGCCACGGTTAACCTCCTGCGGCGGTTCTGGTAGCGGCATCCAGTGTGACGGTTTCCACGACGCACCAGGAATTATCCACCCATCATTAGCGTCAGGATGCCCCGGTATGTAAGTCGCCCATTTCATTCGCCAGTCACCTTTCCTGTCAAACTCCCTGGCAACAAGAACGGCTGTTTTGCTATCCGGCATTCGCTCACTACAGCTTATCCAACCATCCGGAGTTACCGGAGAGTTGCCATTTACATCGAAGTTTGGCTCTGCGTCCTGAACCAGGAGGATGTAACCATTCTTGGCAGTATCAAGTTCTAACGCCTCGGTTACTGTGCCGAAATAGCGATTACCTAAATCAGCATCACAAGTGCTTACATCAATGGAAACCTCCATGCCTTCGATTAATTCTGGCAAGTTGTAAGTTTGGCTTACAGGTTCGGCTTCTAGCGATGCCAGAGCAATTTCATAAGCCCGGCGCTCAATATCGTCTCGTACGTCCAGGCTGCTGATACGTTCTTTGATTTCTTTAATCAGTTCTTTGTCGGTGAAAGTGGTCACATCACTCTCCTTTAGTGCCAATGTTTACAGCCTGGCAAGCCTCTTTGAGCACCCAGTCAACAGCGTCTTTCCATGCTCCGGTTTCGACTGGCGGATTTTCATGCTTAACCTGTTCATAGAAGCGCACTGCTTTAACCAGTCCATCCGGTACAGCTGATACCTGTGGTACGGTGTATAACTTACGGGTCTGAACACCTGCCCCCTGACATTTCTCTTCCTCAACAAATCCTTCAAAAGCACATTCCCCGCAATCTTCCCATTCTCCCCATTCATCATATTCCGTATCCCACAGGCGGTACTGATATGCCACCGGCTCTGCTGCCAGCGATGCCAGCACAATTCGTGCCAGTTCTTCCGCTTCTTCTGCTGGCAGTACAACGTTGCTACCAGGTCCGTATGTTTCGCGCCACTGCTTGATTGTCAGCAGTCGCTCTTTGGTAATAGTGGTCATGCCGTAGCCCCTTCTTGATATTTTTCAAACCAGAACACAACCGGGTCAGATTTCATTTCAACCAATCCCATACGAACCAGCGCCTTGCCTTTCCCGGACGCAAGGAATTCACGACGACCATCACTGATAATTCGCCGATAATCTTCCAGGCTACTGCAATGCTTGTGCAGATTGCATGGGTGGCATGCCGGAACCATGTTGGATATATCGTCACGTTCCTTGTGAAGCATATTTCCATTAAAACGAATGACCGGTTTTACATGGTCTGCATGCCACTTTTCGCCAAGTTCGCAGCCGCAATAAGCGCAGCGACCGCCGAACTTCATGCGCAGTTCTGCACGTTGTTTTTTCGTCAGTGCCATATCAATCTCCTTTAGTGCGCAAGTGGTTTTTCCAGCGGTTTTGCGCCGCGCTGCGCTTATCTTTGATTCCCTCTCTGGCAATTCCAGAAAATGAAAACAACACCACACGGCGATTGCTAACTCTCAACCACTGGCTGGGATAGCAAAATCTGTATACACGGGAGATAAGCATCTTAGCTTTACGGTTTTTCATCGTTTGCCCCCTGCTTTTCTGCCCTTAACACCATGCGAGAACCATCATCCAGCTCCCAATTGATTTCACCGCCTTCTGCCATGACAAGATGCCAAACGAGTTGTGCGGCCTCGTTGGTTACATCACGACCGCGATCATTGCCTACACGGCGTTTTGTTCCGTCACCTAAATCGCGCATTTTGGCCAACACGATGGTTTTTGATAGCGGTGAAAAACCAAGCTGTAGCCGTGCGGAATTACTCACTGGTTGCCTCCTTTGCGAAGCTCAGCGGCGAAGGCTACTGCGTGATCATGATGTTCAAGTGTGTATGCACACTCCGCAAACATCTCCACGCCCTGCGCTCGTACTTCAGCCAGGAAAGCATCGGTGGCAGGCATATTTCCTGTTGCTTTCATGGCCTCCAAGATAACCAGAACGCCATCTCTCCCAACCTCCTCGCAGATAACCTCGGTGTTGTCGCCAACAACATCGCAGAATGCCTGAACTGCCTTACGAGCCAGCTCATTCTCCACCGCCAGCGCATTAGCACGCACCAGTTGCACTTCCAGTTGCGTTGCCAAATCGCTGATCAGCTTTGCCACACTACGCATATCAACGGCACCACATTCTGCTTTCAGTTCCGAAGCCATCTCATGCCCGGCGGCAACTAACCCTTTGATATTACTTTCCATCTTTACCCTCGCTTATCCACATAACTTATTGATAACATTGATAACTAAAAAGATCGTCGATTCAGAACTCTTCGATGATCCAGCCACCACCTGCTTTCTTTGGTTTAACCGTTACCCCGATGATTCGGAACGGATACTGATCTGCGGCGACTTTGGTTTTCACCCTGGCGTCGTCGGTCCAGAAACCTTTCACTTCGTGCAGTTCCATCTCGCCGGTGGCGAGCATCACAGCAAAATCGGGCGTATAGAACGTGTTGTCAGCTAACCGCAGCTTGATACCCTCAAATCGATACCAGACGATTTCTCCTGCACGTTTACGCAGCTCAAGGTGCTGGCAATACGCAGATTCTGTTTTGTTCATCTGACCTGTTTTGAGTCGACCAAGAGCCTGTATCTGTTTTCTCATGATTTACCTCTGAGGTAATTAAAAACCACATAAGACACGAAATCAATAGATTTTAGAATATTTTATTACCCAACAGGTAATTATCGAAGCGTAAAAAAATGCGCTATCGCGCTGGTATTACTTGATAAATCCTGCCGCCTTTCCTCGCCTGTATTCCTCCATCAGCCACTGAGCCGGTGTTATTCCCCCAAGGGTGGCGGCGTTAGGCATGCACCCGAAACTTCGCCCTGGTGGATGGTAAACGTCTCTCCCTGTGTCCGGAGGTGTACTCATGGGCTCTGGCTTTGCCTGTATGCTGATCACCGGATCGGGTATCTGCTGTCCGGAAGCCACCTTTTTCGCCCAATCATCGAGCAGCCTGCGCGCGTGTTTCTCAACCTCAATCTCGCTAAGCTGGCGCTGATACATTGCACGGCGGGTATCACATACGACCCAGTACATAACCGGATGTCGCCACGGGAATCTTTCGGGACCACCAGGATATAAACTTTTTTCCTTGCTGTACCGGTGAAACTCCGCCATCACATCGTCAATGGTGACGCCAAGAACCATCTTACTGTCTTTACACCACTTGATGAATTGCCCTGGCGACGGCCAGAACGGAGATTCACTGGCGCGGGCGTGGCGCATACCAGCAGAAACCTGTTCACGGGTTCGGATCCCCCCTTCGGCAAACGCAGCAATCCACTGCTGTTTTGCAGCGACTTCCTGCTCTGGCGTCTTCAGGTTGGTTACCACTGCCGCCGGAAACAGTTGTTTCAGCTGTTTGAAAAGGGCATCAACAAGCCTCTCTGCTGACATGTTCACCACATTGTCATTGTTGACGTACTGATGCTCATAACCTGACATGCGAGAAAGGGCTTCTCCGTCACGGTTTTGTATCGCGGTAAAAACGTTGTTCACAAGAAATCCTCCCATGCTTCAGGGCTGTTCCAGTGCGGAACGTTGTTATCAGGTAATGTTGATTGCTTCTGTCTGCTAATCTGCAGCCGCCTTGCCAGCTTCTGCTCCCACTGTGCCTGATGGTATGCCTTACCCTCAGCCATCCAGTAAATTCTGAACTCTGCAAGTTCCTGTGCCGTTGGCAGACTGTCCAGGTAGATCCCCTGCAATGAGCTTTTCCGAAGAAAGTCATCTGATGGCTGCCATTGTTCATGCATGACAAATTTTCCTAATTGCCCTGGCCCACCAGGAGGAACAAAGTTATTCATCACGGCGTTGTTTGCTCCGGGGTCATGAGGCACAGAATCCCCGCTTTTTGTCCTGCTCTCCCTCTCTTGGTTAAATGACTGGTTATATGACTGGTTCTGGATCCCGTTTTTGGGATCATTCAACATCCCGTTTTTGGGATCATTCAACATCCCGTTTTTGGGTATATTCCCGTTTTCGGGAACATTACCGTTTTCGGGTTCATTACGTCCTTCTAGGTTGCCTTTAATGTTCCCTTTTTTGGTTATATTAAGAGAGAAAACCCGCACTCTTTTCGTCGCTCCCTTTCTCTCTCCGGTATCTGAAATAAGCCCCATTTTCATGAGCGATATAAGCCCGGCCTGCACGGTTTTTTTATTCAGGCAAGTGTCTTTAACGAGGCGTTCTATGCTGGGGTAGCAGAGGTTATATTCATCGGCTCTGTCAGCCATCGAGAGCAGTATGAGCTTTAATGACGAGCTACCTGGATCTGTCTCCCAGGCCCAATCTGTTGCATGTCTGCTCATGATTAATCTCCGCTATCAGCTTGAATGTTGTGGGGAGGAATTAATCATGATCTGCTTAATCTCTGCCCTGATACGACGGTTTGATTCCATGGTGCACTCAACACAGTGTCCGTTGTAAACCCAGCGTTCACTGTCATGTCCGTGCTTACATGTTTTTCCGGTGTAGTAGCGTTTAAGTCCGCGCTTTGCGGCATCAATACGTGTAATGATTTCCATGGTAAGCCCTGTTATTAGTATTGGGATTACGGTCATTTTGTGCTGACACAAAAAAAAGATCAACCAGATTTGGTTTTTTATTACCTTTGAGGTACGAATAGATATGAAAAGACCGCCGGATGGCGGTCTACAGAGGGTTGTTGCCAGATATCATGAGTAGAAGAAGTATGCCAGTTCCGCTTTTGAGCGCAGCCATTGTCTTGTTTTACAGGCTTTAAAAAGCCCATTCATCAATACCTTACCTGGCATTTTGCGCTTACCTGTTAAGTGAGTCTGGATATAGTGACTCGTCGTTCCGGCTTCCTGTGCGAAGGCTTCACGCTCATCCGGAGTAAGTGCAAGCCAGTGCTTTTTGAAATCGAAATGTCCGTTATCGCTCATAGCTATTGCCTGATATTTATTTCAGATAATAAATATTCACCCATAAGGTAACAAAAATCAAGGATAGTTACCTATGAGGTGCATTTACCTGTTGGGTAATATTGCTTTAAATTGAATCATCTACTGATTCATATATGAGGCGATTTTCCAGAAAATGAAAAGTATCCAGGACGTCCGCAGGCAAAATCTCAACGACTTGATCGACCGTGAATTCAATGGTGTTCAGACGCGGATGGCAGAAAAACTTGGAACTCAGGCAAATCTGGTAAACCGCTGGGCTCTTGGCAAGAAGGTTATCGGCGACCAGGTTGCGCGAAAAATTGAAGCTGCCGCCAATAAACCCCGTAACTGGCTTGATATCGATCGCTCGCTTTCTCAGGAAGGTTTTCAGCCTGTCGGCCCAAGCGACATTGGTCAGCTGGCAGCTCACAACCTGGAACGCTGGATGAGTGAAAGCCGCGACCTTTCAACTCAGGGAAAACTTCACCGCGCATCCGGCGTCGCCCAGGTGACAATAAGCCGCCTGTTAAACAATGAGGTCAGCGTTTCCATTTCCACCCTGGAGAATGTTGCATCTGCATTCGGGCGTCACGGATATGAACTACTGATCCATCCGCATGACCCTGCAACTATCAACTATGACCGCTCGCGCTACGCATTGTTACCTGAAACAGAGAAGGCAAAGATCGAAAGTTACATTGAATTTGTCATCAACCAGAACGAAAAAAACAAACAATAAAATCA